CTACTGACTCTAATGTATTTACAGATGCTGATCATACAAAACTAAACGGTATTGAAGCTTCTGCTACTGCAGATCAAACTAATGCTGAGATCAGAACAGCAGTGGAAGCAGCGTCTGATTCTAATGTCTTCACTGATGCTGACCACACAAAATTAAATGGTATAGAAGCAAGTGCTACTGCAGATCAAACAGGTGCTGAAATAAAGGCAGCCTATGAAGGTGAGTCAAATACTAATGCATTCACCGATGCTGAAAAAAGTAAGGTAGCTGATGCTGTATTGAACGCTGATTTAGATGGTAAAGGTGAGATATTAGTAGGTGATGGATCTGGTGATCCCACAGCCTTCCCTGCAAGCACTACAAACGGTCATATCCTTACAATTGATACGACTGAAGCCACAGGTATGAAGTGGGCTGCTAATGCTGGTGCAGGTGGTGGTGGTAGTTCGCTGATTGTTCTAGATGAATCAACAACTCTTACTAATGATGCAACTAAGCTTAAATTTGTTGGAGCTGGAGTTGCTGCAACAGAGCCGAGTGCAGATGAAATAACTATAACTGTCACTGGTGATCTAGTGCAAGATACAACACCTCAATTAGGTGGGGCATTAGATGTACAAGCACAAGAAATAAATACTAGTACAACTAACGGAAATATTAAACTTACACCTAATGGAACTGGTGTTGTTGAGGTTAAAGGTAATACCAATCCTGGTACTATTCAACTAAATTGTGAGAATAATAGTCACGGTGTAAAACTTAAAGGACCAGCTCATAGTGCAGCCGCAAGTTATACACTAACCCTTCCTAATGATGATGGCTCTGCTAACGAAGTTTTAAAAACTGACGGTAGTGGAAATCTAGCTTGGGTTGCTCAGACTACAGATACTAATACTCAATTATCTAACGCAGAAGTTAGGACAGCTGTTGAAGCTGCATCTGACAGTAACGTGTTTACTGATGCAGATCATACTAAATTAAATGGTATAGAAGCGTCTGCTACAGCTGACCAAACAGCAGCAGAGATTAGAACACTTGTAGAAAGTGCTACTGATAGCAATGTGTTCACTGATGCAGATCATACTAAGTTAAATGGTATAGAGGCATCAGCTACAGCTGACCAAACCAATGCAGAAATAAGAGCAGCGGTAGAAGCAGCTACTGATTCAAATGTATTTACTGATGCAGACCATACGAAATTAAATGGTATTGCAACTTCAGCTAATGCTTATGTACACCCTAACCACTCTGGAGAAGTAACATCTACAGCTGATGGTGCTACTGTTATTGCAAGTGATATTGTCGATGAAGATAATTTAAAGATTAGTAATGCAGGATCTAACGGTCAATTCCTACAGAAACAATCTGGTAACACAGGTGGTCTTACCTGGGCTACAGTTGCTGGTACTATCACAGCTCTAAATAATCAAACAGCTAATAGATTAACTACTATTGGTTCGACAACAACAGAATTAGATGGTGAAGCTAATCTTACATTTGAAGATACAACGGCTACAGGATTAATATCTGGGAAACAAATCACTGGTCGAGGATTTGAATGTCCAGCAACAGTCAGTGATGACTGGACAATAGCAGCAGGTAATAACGCTTTCTTCCCTGGACCCATGACAGTCGCAGCTAGTAAAACAGTTACTGTCCCTGCAAACAGAACACTTACAATAGTTTAATTATGGCAGTAACAATTAATGGCTCCACAGGAGTACAACTAGACGATAACGATAAACAAAAATTTGGAACAGGAGATGATCTAGAAATCTTCCATGACGGATCTACGTCATACATTGATGAGGTGGGTACTGGAATCCTAAGAATAAGAGGTAATGAGATAAGACTTTGTAATACCTCTAATGAGACATACTTCACTGGTACTGAAAATGGATCAGCATCGTTATATTATGATGATGCTAAGAAATTTGAGACAACTGCAACAGGTGTTGATATAACTGGGAACTGTACGATTACTGGTAATTTCCGTGGTAATGATGATATTAAATTAAACCTGGGGAATAGTGATGATCTACAAATCTACCATGATGGATCAAACTCTTATATAAAAGCACCTAGTGGTGGTACTGGTGATCTTCTTATCATGACTGAGGGTAAGAAAATTAAACTTACTCCTAAAAATGGTGATGAAGGTGTTGTTGTTGTTGATGATGGGGCAGTAGAACTCTACCATGATGGTACTAAGAAGTTAGAGACGGCTAGTCCTGGCATTCGAGTAGCTATGCAAACTTGGGGTTCAGATCCTAGTGCTTCTAATGCTGGTGCAGTTTTAGGATCACCCAACAGTGGTGGTTTTATTTGTGCTGCTGGAGGTACGACAGACTCTGACCACGCATTATTTATTAACCCTAATGGAATTGTTGGTAGAATAAGAACTAATGGTAGTGGTACATCTTTTAACACAAGTTCTGATTACAGATTAAAAGAAAATCAAGTAGCTATATCTGATGGAATAACAAGATTAAAACAACTTAAACCATATAGATTTAATTTTAAAGCTGATGCTTCTAAAACAGTAGATGGTTTCTTTGCACATGAAGTGACTCCGGCTGTACCCGAAGCAGTAACTGGTGAGAAAGATGCAGTTGAATTAGAAGATAATGATAAGAGAGATATAAAGAAAGGAGATATAATCCCGCAAGGAATTGATCAATCAAAACTTGTACCTTTATTAACGGCTGCATTACAAGAAGCAATTACAGAAATCGAGACATTGAAAACTAAAGTCGCAGCATTGGAGGCCGCTTAAATGAGTAAAATTAAGCTAAAACACGCATCAGGAAATAGCATGAGCATCGCAGCTCCTGCAACGAATCCTGCATCTGATTTAGAACTTAAGTTACCTGCAACTGTAGGTACTACTGGTCAAGTATTACAAAATAGTTCTACTGCTGGAACGCTTGAGTTTGCTAATGCAGGTAAAATTATTCAAGTTGTTCATGGTACATACTCTACTGCAGTTACAAGTACTACTGACCAATCATATGTTGATACAGGGTTAAGCCAAGCAATCACTCCTCTGAAAACTGGATCTCAGTTTTTAGTCCTTGTCAATCAACACATTTCTGTTAACAGAGATGCACGTGATAACGGTGCTAGTGTGAAATTACTTCAAGATTCAACAGCAAGATACACAGCTCCTGAAAAATTCCAAGCGTATCTAGACGTTAACGGTATTACTAGTTTCAATTTTCAAAGGAATCTTTGTTTTTCAAGCAAACACGCTCATGGTATATCAGCAGGTACTTCCACTACTTATAAAACCCAAATGATATTATATACCTCTAATGCTAGCGGTAACGTAATAGCTCAAAGAAATAGTATGGAATCAAGTATTACAATAATGGAGATAGCCTGATGGATGAATTAACTAAATTTGATGCTATACGAGCATTATGCCCTAAAGCTGAGTTTGTTATTAGAGGAGACGTATTAGAATTTATCAAAGCAAACGGAGATACAGAGCCTTCTGATTCTGCAATAGATGCAAAACTAGCAGAACTAAAAACAGCTTATGATAATAACAAATACCAAAGAGATAGAGCAACAGCTTTTCCCTCAATACAAGATCAATTAGATATGCAGTATTGGGATAAAAAGAATGGAACTACTACATGGGTCGATGCAGTAGCCAAAGTAAAATCTGATAATCCAAAACCATGAGCCAATTAAAAGTAAACACAATACGCCACACAGGAGCATCATCAGATGCGATTGAATTGGCCTCTGATGGAAGCTGTACCGTTAAGGCTACTAATAATCTAAGCAACAAAAATTTGGTGATTAATGGGGCAATGCTCGTTAATCAAAGAGCAACTCAAGCCCAATCTACTGGTTATAACACTATTGATAGATTTGCTTTTTACCACTTAAATGTAGACGAAGCACCTTATTATGCACAAAGTGATGTAGCAAGTGGTACAACTCCTTATGAATTAGGTTTCAGGAAATGTCTAAGAGTAATGAATGGAAACCAAACAAGTGGAGCAGGAGCTGGTGATCAAATTAGTATTGATTATCGTTTTGAAGCTCAAGATATAGCTAATTCAGGTTGGAATTATACGTCAGCTTCTAGCTATATAACATTATCTTTCTGGATTAAATCAAGTGTTGCACAAGATTTTAAATTACAGGTAAAAAGTGAAGATGGAACAGAGAAAGCTTACCCAATGTCAACAGGTGCTTTATCTGCTAACACTTGGACAAAGATAACTAAAACTATTCCTGGTCATGCTGATTTACAATTTGATAATAATAATGAAAAAGGTTTTAATATTCATTGGTTTCCTTTTGTTGGGACAAACTTAACAGCTAGTGTGACAGATAATGCTTGGATTAATTATAGCGGAAGCTCAAAAACAAATGATTCTACTAGCACTTGGTACACAACTAATGATGCAACATTTGACATTACAGGACTTCAGCTTGAAGTAGGAGATACAGCCACTGACTTTGAACATAGATCGTATGGTGATGAATTACGTAGGTGTCAGAGGTACTATTACCAAGAGGCTTATACTGGGAATTACGAGTCAGTAAGATATTCTTTTGTCTCTGATGGAGCTAAGCAAGCTGCTCAGTTCGTCTATCCAGTTTCTATGAGAGCAAACCCCACAGTTACTAATAATGGTGTAGGTAACTTTAGAGTTAATACTTATGGTGAGGGTAGTGATGAAACATGTAATGGTATTACTACTAAATGGAATTCCAACAATATGACAATTCTTGAATTCGCTAAACCTACTTCAAACATGGATGGAAGTAAGGCAGGTGTAATAAGTACTGAAGCAAATAATGATGCAGCCCTTTACTTTAGTTCGGAGATTTAATTATGGCTATTAGATATAAAAAACTTGAAAGATCCGTACCCTCTGGAAAAGAGCCAAACGGAATATTAAAATGTGAAGATGGTGAATCTGAATTTCGTGCTTCTATACCACTTGACCCAGCAAACACAGATTACCAAGAGTATCTAGAATGGGTAGCAGAAGGTAACACAGCGGAGGCAGCCGATTAAGCTTCCGACAGTTACTCTTCCTAAAGAGCTACCTACGATGCAAATCGAGTTTAAACCACCTTCAGCTCGTGTTCCAGGGTATAAGCCTATGGTAATCCCTCCGAGCGATCTGGAGGCTCCTGAAGGGGTAGAGAAAGAGACTACGGAAGAGTCACCTCCACCTGCACCTAAAATGCAGATACCTGTGTTAGATATACAGATGCCATTACCAACTGCAGAAGTAGTAGCAACTGCTACCTATGCAGCTGTGGCAGCTGTAGCAACAACCACCTTAGCAACACCATTCTTTGATCAAATAAAGAAGAAACTACAAAAATTCATCCAAGGCAAGATTGATAAATGGAAGGAAAACAGGAAGAAAAAAAAGGACTCCTTAGCAAATTAAAAGATGCTGCGGAGGATCAAGAACACCAAATCCAAATTCTTGGTACATTTGTTAGACTTGGCGTAGTAGTTTGGTCTGGCTTTATAATAACCATGAATTATGTTGAGTTACCAATGATTAAAAAAGCTGGTAATTCAGATATTACCTTTGTCGCCAGTGTCTTTACAGGAGCACTAGCCACTTTTGGCCTGTCTACTGGCAATAACAAAGACAAAGGTACAGTAAACTGTCCAATGGCTAAGAAAAAGGAAGAATGAAGAAATGGTTAATAACGCTGTTACTGCTATCACCAACTGCTGTCAAAGCAGAATTAGTGACCCCCAACTTTACTCAGGGGTCTATGAACTCTACAACTACAACGACTCAAGAGATTGTGGAGGAGATAACTACTACAACTTATGGGTCAGCATTAAACAAATGGTCTGGAGACAACATAACCCATACCTCCGCTTCAGGAGGTGGAATAGTGGATTCAGATTCAGTATTCACTATAACAACAGCTGGTTCAGATTTCTCTCTAGAAGTCGTAACAAGAGCAGCCAGTCAGGTACTGTCAATAACAGAAATAGAAAGAGAAATCGACACTACTTCTACTACTACATCCTTGTCAGTCTTCTCTCAGTAGGACCAGTCCGAGCTGAAGAAAACAATGTAGCTAATCCAGTTGCAGCTGCGACAGGTAATGTAACTAATCAAGCGGTGCAATTCCAAAACAATGGGGCACCATCTAGACAGTATTACGGACCTAACATCTCCTGCAACGGAGCTACTATGACATTCTCTCCATTCTATATGGGGAATCATACGAAACCTTGGGATATAGATGAAGATGGTATGCGTCCTTCTAGTTACACTATGGCTGAGAACTGGGGAGGTCAGATTAACTTTATGGTACCTTTAGACCGTGAAGGTTTAAAGAGGTGTCGTAGTATGGCAGCTAGACAAGAAGAGAAGATGCGTCTTGACTATGAATTAGTTAGAGTGAAAAACTGTGCT